CTATAGTAATAGCGTTTAACTTCTGACTATCTGTTTGATAAATTGTAATATCAAAAGCACTACCTACAGCTTTTGTTGCAGTAAAATCTGCATGAGAGTTAATAGCGTTAGTAATATTAGTCGCTAATTCATCTGCATCATAAGTAGAAGTAGTACCTGACCTAAAGCCATTAGGGGAAGAAGGATCAGAAGAACCATAAGTTTCAGAAGTAAATACTATATCTACACCGTTTGATTTGGTTAAAGTTATAGTAGTTCCAACAGTTAACTGACCAATGCCTGAAACAAAAATTACAGAGGTTCCAGTAGTATCAAAGTAAGACACACCAGACTCATCAGTAACACCAGCGGTAACTGTACTGTACAAGAAAAGTTTTACTAGAGTCATTTCCAGCAGATGTAATTGTAACAATTCTAGGAGTATCAAACGTAGCCACACCGCCAGAAGTTAGAGCGCCACCAATTACAAAACTACTTCCTGATGAAACTGATGCTGATACAGATATACCGTCAGGATCAGCGGTTGCAGTAAAATCGCTAGTTTTTAAAGTAACAGAGCTGGTTGTGCCGCTGGGTGTTAAGAACGAACTTATCTTTTGAAAGTTATAGTAGGGCTGATAGATACGTTCTTTATCAGAGCGAGAGTCAAAAACAAATGAATCAACTTCAAATGTAGTAAGGCTAGTTCTTATGATTTGCCTTGGCATAAACAAGGGATGGCAAATAAACAAAACATCACCAGTTTGAGCAAAAGTATATTCATGCAAGTAACTATTAGAGAAAGGTAAAGAAGCGCCAAATATATCAACAGTAATTGTAGAGGTTAAACTTACTGCGCCAGTAGACGGATCAATAATAAATACCCTAACCTTCTCAGATTCTAAAGATACTATGTACTGTTCATCATCAGAAAAAATAAACGGGATCAATCTCGCCTGATGAGTCTTTGTAGAATCATAAGTTATGTCAGTGTACTTGTATAAATTCTGCAAGCCAGCACGTTTAATCACACCACCTTCGGCGCGAATAAACATATTCTCTACCTTCTGAGCAGACGCAGTATAAACAGCGGTATCAGTTCGGGATGATAGCGATGGACTAACTTCACCAAATTGAAAGTTAGTTATCGGAACCTGTACCTTTTGCATTAGCTGCGCCTATTACTAATAAATCTTGATGTGTCCAGCTTACGAGTTGTTTGTGATTGTGAATCAAGACCTCTGGCCTTTGCCATAAGCATTGCGCCCTTCTGATCCATAAGCTGAGAAAGGCTACCATCACGCGCTAGTGAGATAGCAAACACAGACGCAAGCTGAAACTGAACAGCCATTGTAAAGTAAGAAGGCCAGTATTCTTCTGTAACTCTGTATGTGTAGTCTGCAATAACTACATCAGAAGAATCGGCATCACAGAATAAATTGTCGCTGTAGGTTTGAAACTCAATGTTAAAACCATTTACAGTAAGAGCATGAATCATAAGTGAGTTGTTTGGCATTTGATATGCGGCTTCATATCTGCCAGTAGGTGTAGCACTTAGTCGGTTCAATACAAGTTGATTCGTTGCAAAGCGCCACCGAGTGTTAACTAAAGCTGATTGGGCTACATCCTCATACATATTAGAAGCAACCAGTGCTTCATTGTTTCCATCATCAAATGACGTAATAGGCTCGGCACCAATTAGAATTAGTGCGCGGCTACAAATGTCAATCGGACTGTCGGATGCTGTGCTTGCCATACTGAGTGGTTAGGGGGCCGAAGCCCCCTCTCCTTAATCGCTGTCTGTTTCAACAACGGCTGTGCCATCAGACACATCCACTACTGAACCAGTATTAGTCAGTACAGTTACAAAGTTAGTTGTAGGTACGTTTGTATCCTGCACGATAATCAAATCACGAATGTTTAGCATTGCTGCTGCATCATTAAAGTAACCCGAAGAGTTGACCGTAGCGATAGCGTCTGCTGTTCGGTACATCCAAAGGGCGGCACCACTGGCACCTCCGATACGATGTAAACCTGCTGCTGCGTAAGCCATGATAAAGTTCCTTTCTTAAGAGTTGTTGTCAAGAACTTCACAAATACCATTGGCGTCAATAGCGACTGCGCCCATAGACATCATGGAGTTTGCAAGGTGGGATGCTTTTTCAGCAATGTAGTTAACTTCTGTAGCAACGTCTGCGTTGATACCAAGGCCGATTGCTGATGTATGATAAGCCATGCTCTTACCTGCGGTTATGGCAGATGTAGAGAATATCTTAAAGCCCATAAACTCTTTCATGGTCATGCCACCTGCAAACGGCAGATTTTGCTCACCAACAAAGTCAGCAGAAGCAAACTGAGTAATAGTAAACATATCAGCATAACCCTTGGGGTGCATTGCCAAGTAACGCTGTCCGTCTTCTGGGACGTTATTAGTTCCCATAGTTTCAAACAGAGATAGAATGTCAGCAATTTCAAGAGCCGAGCTAGTATCGTGGATTGCAGTTCCACCAGCCGCATCTAAAGCTGCAACAATTAGTTCGTCAGTCTTACGACCAAGAGCAGCGGCAGCAGATTGAGCAACAGCTTGACGCTCGTTGATGTTAGTCTTCAACTCGTCCAGCTTGTCAATATACTCAGGAGCATAGAAGTCAGCCATGGTTGCTTCAACGGTGGTGTGCGCCAGTTCCATAGGAGTGACATTACCGTTGCGTGATTTAGTAGTGGCAACGCCAGTACCAATCTTTTGAAAACGAACTACAGACGCAGTAGCGTTTGTGGTACGAACAGTGTTCCGCAGCTTAGAACCCATGCGCTGGTATGCCAGATGCACATCGGATTCAAACTGCTTGATGAAGGCTGTGTCTATTGTATTAGCCATTTCAAGAGTCCTTTATTAAAGTTGCATTTGTACTCTGGGTATCCTTCTGCATCCTCAACGTAGGTATCCTAACGGGCTACTCAGTGCATTACGGGCCGTGACGGTAGAGCGTAAACATTCTTTCTGTCAGGATTGCAACGCACAAAATGAAAAGAAGTATTGCCTAACTCATCATCGCTAGAGCCTGTAATTATAAAGCCAATCCAAAGCATCCAGTTAATTGCCCCTTCATACTGAGATTCAATATGAAGATTTATCTCGTAGTAAGTCTCATGGATAAACGAAAAAACCCTTGGAGAAAACTTTACAACGCCAAGCCAGTTCTTTTTCATTTGGTTTGTAAACGAAGAAAACATAAACACTTCTTGATTACCAATAGGCTGCAATCCAACCAGCCAAATTGGAACGCCGTCTTTCTCAACAATAAAACATTCAGCATCCTTTTGCATTGAGTAAAGTATATCTAGCATACTATCCTCATGGTCGCCGTATTCTTCTAAGCTGTAGGGAGCAATGTCATTGAAAAACGGAATGACATGATGCTCTTGCATAGGGACTAGATCATAGCCCCTATGAGTAAATAAAGGTTTAACCATATAGCTTACGATACGCTTGATCTACTTGATTAACATAAGCTGGATCACGTTTCTGTGGGTTCCAGTAACGCTCATCCTTCTGCATGGTACGCAAGGAATCATCTGTAATCTGGCTAGACATAGCAGAATCACCAGCAAAGGATGGTCCTTTCATCTTTTCCATGATGTGCTCTAAAGCAATAATACCGCCAGCCGTTTCACACATGCGCTCTATTGCATCTAGGCTTTCCTTTGGAAAGAACTGATTAGCAAACAAACTAACCGCCTCAATACGATCAGTTGCAGCATCACCTAGTAGTTTGGTTTCTGCCTCCATGTCAGGCTGTTGACCGTTTATTGCCTCGGCAATTAACTGAATGCCCTTTTGAAATTCCTCTTGACCAAGACCGCTTTCAAACGAATGCTCTGACCACCAATCAAGCAACGGACTATCTACAGCAGATTCGGGGTCAATATTTTCTGGCAGAAGATAATCACCCTTAGTAGCAGGACGATCAGCGTAAGCCTCTCGTTCTTCTTCCTTTGCGCCCAGCTTAGAAGATAATTCACTGTACGCCTTGCCCAAATCCTCTGGCGAGTTAAATTTCTCAGGCAACCAATCTGGTCTGTCGGTCTGCGTTTGCGTAACTTCTGTAGCTGCTTCTGCGGGTTCAGACGATTCATTTAATAATGACTCAGACATTTTGCTTTACCTTGTGACCATGTTGTATTCTTGTTTCAAGTAGACCGACTATATATCGCTGCCCTTCGTGATGGCGCAATTCTTCTGTGCTAATATTAGGCCCATGCACACGATTTACAGTTATAGACTTGAGGTATTCCATAACTGCCTTGCCTGCTTCTGATTCAAACAGATGAGCAACCGTAGTGCTTATAACTTTATCTTGGTTAGCTGCGCGTTGTATTCCATCAATCCCGATGTT